GCATCAATCAGCCGTATTATACCTAGTTTATTAGATGAGGTTCCATCTTGGTAATATAATACATCTAATATAGCGCTTATATAGGGAATTAATTGAATACTGCCAGTTATCGCTTTGTAGAAACTTCTACCTACCCATTGGGTACCATATTGGGCTGTAATTTTTTCATTAACCGGAATTGAATTGCTCAACACTAACTGAATAGTGGGATCTTCTACTAACCCAACTAAACTTATTGTATAGTAATTGTTAATGGCAACCGCATTATTGTAAATCAATAATGTCAACCCACTGAGTGATGTTATTCCATCTATACCCCCTAAAGTGGAAACTTTTACCCCATTAATAGCACTATAGGGTAATGTGCTAACTAAATCAACAACATTGTTCCCAGGTAAATCATATTCATCTTGTGCTGATTTTACGGGTACATTAAAAGTAATTGTTCCTTGGGTAGAACCATTATTTTGTACGCCAAATATTTCTCGGGTATTTAAGTTAGATTGTGTGGGGCTAAATCCAGTAACCCCAGGTTCACCTTGAATCCAAAATTGTGACGACTGATCTACCTCAAATGTATATGTACCACCCCGTAGTAGAGTTAATGTTGGGTTTAAGTTACCCTGTGATGCGGTATCATCTTTGACTTCATATGCATTGGGCAAGCTAGTAATCGAATAAGTCTCCGTATTGAATACTACTTCTTGTGAAACCGTAACGGCTTGCGGGCCACTGGGTAACCAATAATATTGATTATAATTAATTATCTTGTCTAAATTAGTAAACGAGTCCCAAGAATAATATTGGCTGTTAAACAACCGGTTATTGTTATTTGTTACCCCACCTTCTAATTTCAACGCATCTATTATGCCAGGATAGCTTATAAAGTCTTGTGCTACGGATTCATTGGGTTTGGTAAAAATTACACCAGGTTCTAGTTGATAATCTTTTCTAGTTTTAGTGGGTTCTGTTACATAATAATCTTTGGGGTCTATACCATAACCCAACTTACTGCCCACAAAGCCTTGTGTGAGTTTAAGATTAGGCTGATCTACTATTTGATCTAGGGTCGCCCGTAAAAACTGAGAATTAGTAGATGTTTTGAATATTTCGGGTAGAAAATTTAAACTTCGGATTCGGTTAGCCATTATTTTCTCTAAGTTGGTTTATTGATTTAGCTCGTTAGGTGTAAGTGCTGCTATAACTTGTATGTCATCTGCTGTTGCCGCATTTGCGAATATCTCGTAAGGAGCGCATTTTACTTCGTATAAGTCCCCAAAGGGCTTTGTGGGATCGTTAGAAACCAATACGATAGAGCTAACTAATTCCCCTACCACTGAGTGTAGGTACGCACTTAACTCTGAAAAATAAAATGTATCACCAAAGGTCCAATTGTTAATATTGAAATAACTATTCATTGCTGTCAATACTGCGCTACGGATTTCACTGTTACTAGCATTAGTTTTACCTGTCTTTATTACTTTTATTGTGGCTCTTAGCGCCGGTACTGCTTTGGGTCCAAATAAGGGTTTAAATATAACACTATTTAGTATTACAGAATCCGTGAGCATTTTATAATTCTGTAACTCGCCATATGATTGACTTAGTTGGTTGATAGTGGGCTTATCAGGTTCTGGTACATTGTTAGTAGTATCTTGAATCCAATTTTGGTACGCAGTATAGTATGCTTGTGTCACTACATATAAATCTATGATATTTGTTGTGGCGGGATCAATTCTATTAGTATTGTTGCTGTTGTGCTTATATTGAAACTTAAGGCCCTGTCGACCTGGCTTCATCAAGAATTGAGGTTGTACCACTAATTGATATAGCGGGGTTATAGATTGAGGATCTTCTACTGTAGTATAGAAAATATTTTCAGAATAAGCATAAAATAGCTGTCCTATAGGATATTCATATTTTACAACTTCTATTGAGTTTTTGTTAGCATACGAATATACTACTTCACTGGTACTGATTAGCTGCTCTCTGGTCAGTGATACAGCGTCCTGAATTATTTCAAAAAATGCGTAAATTCCTATATTAGCACTGCCATATTCATACCCTGTAATTTTTTTGAAGAAATCTGGGTCGTCAATGACCGAACTATTGTTCAGATTTACGCTTGATACTTCTACTTCAAAACTATTTATATAGCCATCGCTTTGAACTGGTTGATCTACTATAGTTAGTTTTACTTGATTTCCCAAACAAATATTAGAATTAGGTTGTGTGTTGACTGGTAATACGGCTACATAATCTTGTAGTTGTTTTCCGGAAAAGGGATCGTACACTAGTTTATTAACATCAAACGCAAATCTATTGTCAGATACGCTACCATAAAAATAAGCCAAAGACTTGTAGGCGATTGAATATCGATTATTACCTAAACTTAGGAATCTAACGAACCAATTTGTATTATCATACAATTGAATACTCCATCTATCTTGATTTATAGCTAATGAATTATCAAATACTAATGAGAAATTTTGTTGTAGTTCCATTCTAATTACGCATTCATCTATAACTTGGTTAGATAAACTATTGTCAAATACTGGTATTACTGTTAGAATTTTAACTCCCTGGGGAATAAAGCCATTAAGTACGACTGGACCAGTTCCGTTAACAAAATTGCCATCACCATAATTATATCCGTCACCCACTACATTAAGAACTGTTGTCCAAACTTGTGTAGGGTTTTCTAGAGTTGGTACTCCAGATACTAGCCTATTATCATTATCAAAATAATAGCCTGTTGGTGCTTGTAGTAAGATCAAAGCACCCTTTGAAATATACTTTAAATTATTAGTTGAGAATGTTCCCGTAGCTACAGCTATATTAGCGTCGTTGTAAAAATAACCAGTAATGCTATTGGCGTCCACGGTAGACAAATTCCAAAACAAATTTCCCTCGATATTATATCTGGGGTATGTTTGTATATAATATTGATTTGCTCTAATTTTACCTAGGACCTCAGCTAAGGGACCAAACAAAAATCTCCTAATAACCGAGTCATTTATGATATTGAGATTTAAGAACCCATCGGAATTAGTTTGATAAAGCGCACCATCATTACCAAAAGTATTAGTCGAGCTATATTTTCCTGTTGGATCCAAAAGGTCTAGATTTTTAGATACACCAATACTTGAACGATTAACCGCTTTTGATTTTATTATAGAACTGTATAGGGTATAAGGGAAATTATTATAATCTTCCCCGTTTACCATGCGGTTTTGTGTGTAATATCTTGTGGGTGCTCTTTGTTTTATTTGCGCTAACGGTTCTCTAGCTTGAGCATTAGATACGGGAACTTGTAGCTCAAGTCCTAATGTCAATACTTCAGGTCTGCCTTGTCTATTCACATAAGTTATTGATGCGGTAATACCTTGCATCTCCGCAGGTTCTATCGTATAGGTTAGCGCATTACCACCCCTCACATATGCTCTGAATGTGCCTACGGGGATCTCAGAAAATACTCCATCACCAAAAATATAGCTTACTTGATCGTTAAATCGTGACCCAACTGAGAATATAGTTCTATCTTCCTTTGTGGTTTGTAAATAAGCGTCAGAGTATACATTCTCGACTTTTCTCCATAAATCAAAAGTAGAGTTGCTATCATTTACTTTATATAACCATGTATCAGTGTTGTTTATACCCTGAATATCTATGTCTATTACTTGGTTACTAATTTGTTGCTCTATTGTAAAGTCAAAATTCTGTAATGACCCTTGCTTAAAATAAAAGAAAAATCCTGTGTCTGGGCTACCATAACCTAATTTGTCATTGCGATATAGGATATTAAACTTACCCGTGGGCTCAGGAGGCAGTTCATACACATAATCTTCATCTAAACTAGTAACACTTACTAATTCAAATCCCATTGCGATTCCATCTACAGTTGAATTAAATGGTACTATGGGCAGTGAATCGGGAGGGATGCTCAATGAGTATTCATCTGTTTTAATAGATAAAATCTCTGCGCTGTTTCCAGGCCTACCAACTCTCTGAGAATTTATTAATGCTGCATTAACGATGGTAGTATATTGTTCTAACCAATTTGTATTGGCGGGATCATTCCATAGTATGGGGATATTACTTAGATTCAACCCATTCAAATCAGTAATGTTTTGAGTGGTTTTGATGCTTACTATCTTAAGATACCCCTGACTTGCTAAGTTTCTTTTGGGAGTGTACGATACTAGATTAGCTAGTTTCACCACCGAGTCCCGTCTTTCTGCTGTATCGATGAAATTTTCTCGGGTGTTTAGATCATTACGGAACGCAAGACCTTGACCCATGAATGCTATAACATCCATCAATGCTATAAATTCTGAGCTTTCTATATAATCTGTGAAGGTTTCAGGGTAATATAGCCGAAGATAATCTATGAAACTTTTACGCAGTGTTTCATAATCGAAGCTACGAAAATCTGCTTCACTGAATGTTTGGTAAATGGCACGCCAGTCATTGATTCCAAAAAGCGCTTTTTGCCTAGATGATGTTGCCATGTTAATATTCTCTTTTTAAGTATTTATGCCCTCAAAAAGTACTACTATTTTCAGTTCATTACGGCGCTGTTGGTCGCTTGATCAAAAAATAAAGATATCTGAGTGGCTTGATTAAAGGGTGATACTGCTAATTCTACTTCAACTAGAATACCATTTTCTTGTGGGAATACAGAAATTGTATTCAATATGAGTCTAGGATCTTGATTGGCGACTCTACGGATTTCACTTTCTAGCTGACTAGTAACATCTGATGTATTGGGTTCAAAAATGAATGACCACAGTGTGGTGCCATATTCAGGATTGCCTACCTTTTCGCCCTGTTGTATATTAAGGGCATTGACTAAATCCTGAATTACTAATGGATTGTCTACTAATCTAAATTTTTTACCAGGAGAGGTTGATATCACTGTACTGCCCACACCCCCATCCACCCCCGAATTTAGGTCCGTGGTGCGGGGTTTGTTTGCGTTTACTGTGCTGAATCCAATGTATGTTGGCATAATTAGTATTTATGACAACCTATTTTGTTGGTATTTTGCGCTTTCGGTCACTGCTTTAATTCTCAATTCTTCGATTCTGGGATCTCCTTGAGGTAAAGTATTTTTAGCCTCTATATAAGAAGCATACGCGATTTCAGATTCTTTTTTCAATGATTCAGCTTTCTCAATATTTTCTACCTGTTGCTCAGCATTTAATCTTGCTATGCTAGATTGTAATCTTGCGTTTGAGGCACTGCGGTCTTGAGAAGAAACAGAATAATTTGGTGGAGGGATACTGGGATCATTCAGTGAGCTAGCTGTTGTTGCATCCAAACTTGCTCTGTCATTGGTATTTTCTGCTACCTGTGGCATTTTTATATTTGAATTTCCACCTGATCCAATTGAGCTAATTGCGGATTGTAATTGAGCCGATGATCCTGCGGATAAACCCTGTAGTGCGGTTTGTGCTAGATTGCCCTTGTTGGGTAAGCTACCCAAAATTTGAGCAGCACTACTAAGCCCACCAATTATTAATCCCTTTATATTTTCACCATTAACGGACGGTACATTATTGGTGGTAGAAGTTGATAGGTTCTTTACTTCATTTGAGGTCCCTGCCACACTGGCTGAATTTTTTGCTACCAAATTTCCTGAAGAATCAACCATCGCGTCGATTGCTTGTTGGCCGCCTGGTAAATTATTTACCCCACTACCATTTCTCGCACCATTACCCAGTTGATTCAATGTTATACCAGGTACCTTAGCTGCTAAATTATTGGCAGAGGTAGAAGTTCTTTCGGTCGATGCGTTCTTTTTGACCTCGTCCAGTGTATCTACTGGAACATTGGCAGCAAACGATTTAAAAGACGCAGTAATTGCTTTAAAGGCAGACTCCGACACAGACTTTGCGCTGTCTATTATGCCCTGTAATCCAGAAGAGTTTTTAATTCCTGATAATGACGTAGATATAGAAGACAGTCCACCGGTAACTTTATCAGTCAAATTTGCTGCCATATTGCCAGCAGAAATTGAATTAGCTAAATTGCTTCCTATACCCAATACATTTTTAACAGCAGTAAATCTATTCTGAAGATCACCTACGACATTTCCTGAAATAGATTTCATAACACCCACTACTTGAGTGACACCCACCTGAACTCCTGCTAATATTGTTCCCCCTATTTGATTTGGGGATTCGTTGCCTGTCATTACTCCCGCGGCTTGTAACGAAGTCTGAGTTTTTTGTAGGGCAGTAACTTGCGCGTCAGTTTGGGCTGATGAGTTGTTAATGAATTCGGATAAGTTTGATATCCCACGCTTATTAGTAAAAAACGCTGGATCGAATGCTTTATCCGGGGGCATTCCTGATTTTATATTAGCCATGATTTTTTCAGCAGTGCCTGGCTTCAGATATTCACCATCTTCCATTCGTTTGGGAGACATCGCAAAATTTCCTATGTATACGATTGATGACCCAGAATCCTGAACTACGGCTGTGCCTGTGTTTACTGCCTGTGCACCTGGTCCAGTAGCAGCAATTACAGCTTGTGCTGATAGCAATCCTGATGTAGTATTTTTATCTATACCATTACTGACCGGTATTGAGGGAGGGACAGTAGATATGGTAGTTACCGTAGGACCAGGCGAGGTATTTGTTGCGGCGGAAGAATTTGCTACTGCTATGGCATCAGATGCGGGCTTAGGTAAATTATCTTCAGCACTAAGTGTGGTTTTTACATTAACTCCCTGTCCTGCATTAGCCCAAGGAGCATGCGCTGGGGCACGACTAACTATACTTACCAATCTGCCAGGTGCCGCGGCGAAGCCCTTAACCGAGTCATATAATGTATCAGTATGTGTAAATGTTTTTAATGCAGCTACTACTTCTGGTACCGTAGATGCCTTTCCAGTATTTAAATTTATTTTCGTACCATTAACAAACATGGTGCCACCCGATGAGTAAGACCCCTCGCCCTCTGAGGACATGGCCATTGGACCATCGGCCTTAAATGTGTATTTTCCCATGGCATATCCCAAGAAGTCGGCCCCAGCTTTTACTTGTATATTTTTTTCACTATTAATTTTTATTGATTCGGCTTGAATACTTAGGTCTTTTTTTGCGTGGATATTGATATTATTATCTGCGTGGAGATTTAGATCGCCCTGAGTTCTAACATTTACCGAGTTAGTAGAATACATATCTATTGTACCCTCCTTACCCAATTCAATCCAACTTTGACCATTCGCGTGGATTATGTGTAGGCATTGCCCGCTATCGCTTAATAATATTTGGTGACCCAATGTGGTTCTAAGTCGTATTACTTTATCATTGCCTACTATATCACCATCATCCATGATAAAGGTATGCCCACCTCGCCTACCTATTATCTTTAATTTTTCGGGAGATTTTAAATCTAAATTATCAATAACAGTGTCGTCAGTAAATCCGCCTTCATATATTGGTCTTCCTGGAGTGCTTACACCAAACCCAACTCGGGATGGGGTTTCCCGCTGAGCATTCGTGGTTAAGGGGCCCCGTATAGTGTCTCTTATTAATCCTTGCTGAGCGTAAACCGCAGCGGAATAGCTGTGTATTGGCTTATTTGCGGTCAAGAATTCTGCTGTTTGCGCTATTGAATTGTCTTTGGGATTTATATTAGTAACTGGTAGCAGTAGTGCGCCCCCATAGCTTTCTGCTTCTTTAACATTGGCAATAATCTTGTTACTTGCTCCTATGGCAGGAACCATATGTAAGGCGTCTGGGTCAGGGACGCACCCAATCCAAAAGCCAAAATTAGGATCACCATTAATAAAAATACAAATTACTGTGGTTCCTATATCGGGTGGACTTGTCCACATGCCATACGAGTGGGGGTTGTTTTTGTAGTTACCATAACCTGTATTAGGTGGATTGCCATTGGTCCTACCATAAAATGGAGTCATATAACTAACCGTTACCCAACTACTGGAATTATCAGGTTGGCTTCCTGAAAAGTCTGATATATACACCCGCAATCTACCTGATCTGATGGGATCTATATTGTCCTTAACTACAGCAAACACGGGAACGGTGCGTATATTGGCATCACCAGAATCTGGTCTACTGGCCTTTGTAGAACCCCTAGGTTTAAAAAAGTCTTCCATTATTATGCTCCTGTCCAGTAGTTTCCAAACGGATTATTATCTGAGTCATCGTCCCTAACTGGATTGGGGTTAGTAGACGTCGTGGGTACTGGCCTTGACGCTCTGATAGCGTCGCCTGTCAATTGTGTGTTACTTTTTGCTGGAACTGTTCGTTGATTAGTACTAGCGGTAGTTGTTTGTGTAACTGCGGGTGTTGCGGGAGTAATTGGCGATACCACTACGCGCGATGAAGCTGTGGTAGAAGATCTAGACAATCGCGCAACCTCTGCTGAGTTTTGATTATCGGCTGTTTCTAAGGATTCTCTTCTCATAGGCAAGGTAGCAATATTACAATCCAAGTCTTGGGTAAACTTACCTCTAGAAAAATTACTTGTTACTTGTGTAACTAAATATACGACACCTTTTATCTTATCCGCTACATCTTTGGGATAGTCCCATAACAATATTTTGTCATTTACCTCTAACAATCCAGTAGCATTATCATAATCCCTTGCCTCATTAAACGAGATTTCAACGAATACTTGACCACCACTGGCATTGATAGTAGATCCTGGACCATAAAATTGATTATATACTTTTGATACGCTATTTGGTGTTTCTTGTATTAAAAAATCAGGATCCCCTAGTATAGATATCTTAGCCGTTGCTATTGCCGCAGGATCATACAAAGAAGTTCTGGTTGCATTTGCGGTTTCTCTGTTAACATTAGGATCGCCAGGTCTACTTTCATTCTGCCTTTTATTGAATGCCACAGTAGATTGCCCATCTTGGGTAGCAGTATTTTGATTACTAGCTTCTGGATCCTTTTTATCTTGCACCGTAAAGTAAGTGTTATTAAAGGTTTGTTCATAATTTATTATTTCACTATTCTGCCCCGTGAAATAATAATCATACCGTTTGCGAGGTCCATAGTATTTTGTAGTCTTTGGTATAAACGCTGCTCTAATTACGGGGGTTTTATAGGGAGTTATAATATATTTTATATCATACGAATAATCAGTCCTTGCCTCATCAAATTCTTTTACTTTTACTTCAGCACTTATATGATACCAACTTAGCTCTGTATTTTGTAATTGGGTGACTTCATTCTCGTTACCTATATTTTGGTTTGCTTGTAAATTTGCCTTGCGAATCACACTAAGAGCATTAGTCAAATAGTTACTTTGAGAAATAATGTCTTCAATTGCCTGTAAAATAGAAGTATCATTTTTAAGTTTGAACTGTCGGGTCACTAAGTTAGGTACGTTTGTTAATGACGTCGCTTCATTTACTTGCCCAATGTTTTCTGATATAGACATTGCTGATTTAATTTTACTCATATCTGCTTCGCTATAAAACTCCGCTTTTTGTAACGTTTCGATCTCATCACCATTACCTATAAATGCTACGCTGTATGTATTATCAATGTTTGCGTTTTTCGCTGTACTAGTTAAATTTTTCATCAGACTAGATAAAGCTTGATCTACGTTACTTGCGGATATTTCAACATTATTATCTATTCTACCGTGTTTAATACTAAACCCCACGTTTGAGCTAATGACATTGGCAGATATATTATATACAGTTGATCTACCATCTAACTTAAAATTCATTTTAGTAAGTTGGATATCATAAAATTGTTCATACAACTCACTTGATGGGACATCGGTGCTATTAATAGCTGATGATGGCTTAATTATATTTCCTTCAGAATCGTATCCCATAAACCTAATGCCCAAAACAAAAAACTGTTTTATCGCATTATTAAGGCTACTGTATCCAGCAATGCCCGACTTAGTTTTTTTTATGGTGTCTGATGCCAATTTTAATTGGGTAATCAACGAGAAACCATAAGGTTCTATTATTTTGAAATTTATTTCAGTAACTCCGGTTGCAGACTTAGTGGCGGGACCAGTCAGCATACTCCTAATCCTCAAGTCGTCTATGAAATAGTCTAAATCTAAATAAGGAGACCGATTTTCAATTTTGTTGACCCCTCCACTCTGAGCAACGATATAAACACCATTATTCTGTTGAGTATTTCTTGAGTTCAATGTTTGAACTGGCCCTATAGCATTTATATTGGTCCTGCCTGATTCCACAAAGGCATTATAAGCACCGGGACTTATCATATACAATGATAGTTGATATGTGTAACTTGAATATTTACCCAAGGGGTTGCGTAGTCTATCATCTATCGTAGTTGATTTATTACTAGAATTATTACCCGGGTTAGGCGGTTGAACACGGTCTTCATCTGCACCATTTAAATTAATATATTGGCGGTTTTGTTCCGAAGTAATTACACTTTCGGGTAAATTGGGTTCAGTTGCCATATTATAGTCCTAATGCTCTAACTAATGTATCTTGTTTTGGTATGTATATTCCCAGCCCCGCTACAAAATCAAAATATGGATCCTTCAATCTATTGGGATTTCGTTGAGCAAATACCCACCATAATTTGGGGTCGCTGTATAAGTCGTATGCTAGCAAATCAGGCCGGTATTCATGGACTTTTGAAATTTCCCAATAGATATCAGAATCTAACATGGGTATTGGTCTATTTGTCATTATGTCTAAGTATTTACCGGCTGTTATCTCTGTATAAAGATAAGGACTAGAAGATCCATAAATTTTATTTGATGTCATTACCAAATTCCTCCATTCTTGCCATTTTTACCACGATATATTTTACCAGAGGCGTAATCTCGCACACTAAAATTCTTACTTATATCATTTCGGGTGACTATAGGTAAAGCTTGTAATTGTATCATCATTTTAGTGGGAACGTAAGTAGGTTCAATATTTGTACCCACTGCGGTTTTCCATTGAGGGGGACCTTGAATTCCACCAGCTTTTAATACATTGGGTAATCTAACACTGCTGGCCGAAGAGTTGCTATTTGCTTGGCTCCCTCCAGGTTGTGGCATCGTTTTTTCATAATTTGATGCTCTGATATAGTCTACTCCATCGGGTAGGGTAAAATTAAAATTGGTAATCACTAAGGGATGTTTATCAAATTGAAATGCTCCCATGCCAGTCAGATAACATAATGGGGGAGGAGTTCCTGGCTTGGGATTTTGATCCGCACCATAAAACATTTTAGTTACTGACCTAAAAAAGTGTATGACTGCCAATAAATAATTTGCTTCTCCAGTATCCTGTGCGGTAAAATCGCAATTTATACTTATACTATCCACTCCACTTTGTTTATAACTGAATATTTTATAGTTACTGTGCGCCACATCAGTCGAGTCATAGCTAGCGGTATAGTTTACACTTATAGTGGGGACATAAGGGAAAATAACGCCATTGGTATTTTTAAGCGGTGCTAGAATACCTGGTTCAGCCGAATTATATAAATATCCGCCTTTTTCCGTGGCCAGTGATAATCTAACTCTCCAATCTGACAGTGTATTTTTATTTGCCGTGTCCTGTGCTGATTGTGCGGCCCCAGTGAGATTGCTAATTAATGATAGCCCTTGATTTGTATTTTTATTCTGAATGAATCCAGGAATATAATCTGGACTTACATATTGGTCGCCAAGCTCGCCCGCCTCCCATCCAGGATTTAAATTATTTAATTCGTCTCTAGAAGGACCATATGGATCTGTAAATTTAGGGGAAGGGCTGGCAATATTTTGTATTATTACAGGTGCCGCTAATTCTATATCGTCTGGTATTACAACTGTGGTGGGTTGCAGGGGACCATCAATTACTACTTCGAAATCTGGGTTACCAATTTCAGGAGTTGCTCTTACTGAACGATCAACTGTGGTTACCGTTGCCGTTTGAACTGGTTCTGGAATGGGTGGGGTTAGCTCATTATCTAATATCGAATTTGCTTGCTGTGTTAACTCATTGGCGGCGCTTTCATAACTTACGGTTTCGGTTGCCAGTGAATTTATTTTATTATTGGTTTGACTAATAGTTTGAGTCAACACAAGTTTTCTTTTCTCTAACATTATGATAGAGTTAGCAATTGCTTGTTGTCCCAAGGGCGTGGCGCCTGGAGAAGCCTGACCCAATGATACAATATCACTTTGAATTTTTCTCAATTCACTTTGCTGCTGTTGTAAAGTGATTTTTTCTTTGTCTAATTTAGCTTTGGCTGCCGTGGCTAATCCTTGCTGATTGGCAGCTTCTTTTCTTAGTTCATCGACGCTTTGTTGGGTCATGTAGTCTTCCGGCTAAATAGTACTATCTGTATTTAGCTTTTAAAAAAGTACCCAAAATCATCCTTAACCGTCATTCGCCTAAGTATTGACAAATGTAGTATATCATTGTATAATATAACCATAAAGGAAACTAAACCACATGTCATTATTAGCCCCAAGTAAACCAAAAAATTATTTGAATAACAAAGATATACTCAAAGAAATTCACGAAAGTAAAAATACTTATTGCTCATATGTGGATTCTACCTCGCATAGGTATGACTTTATCGTGGACTTGCCCCAAGAACCAGTTGAAAAGGGGCTTCAATATGCGGGGAAATCTGAAACTTTATTAGAAGCAAGAGAAAATAGGGCCAACAGGATTAATCAAGAGACCAACCAAAAACTAACAGCAGATGATATTCCGGTCACTGATTTAGTATTCAGAATAATGACATGGGATCATATTCCCGTAGCACCCAAACAACCAAGAAAAGTTACCAAAAAGAAAACAGCGAAAGATATTTTTGAGTTTGATAATGATACTGACGAAGCCTTTTCAGATTTAGAAGATGTTTCAACTAGAGATGAAATAGACGATATGGTGCATGTCAAAGTCAACTTCCCACCATTCCAACATTTTAAAATTGATGATAATAATACTTTCTATTGTATTGGCAAGTCACATTGGTTGGGCGATTTAGAGACGGGCGAGTTTTCAAAAGACCATGGCAATATAACTAATAAACTAGCAAAAATGTACATGATGCTATGTGAAAAATATGCCATGAAATATAATTGGCGTGGGTATTGTGTCGATGCCGAAACTCAAGCATTGACTGATACTGGCTGGGTCGATATTAATTCTATCACCACAAATCATACTATATTAAGCTATAATGGTACTAATCTAGCCTGGAGCGCAGTTAAATCAATTTATCGAGGAGACTTTTCTGGTAAAATGTTCAAGCTGTCATCCCGTGGAATTGATTCACTGATCACCCCAGGCCACAAAATTGTAACTAAAAACGGATTAGTGCCAATTGAATTATTAAAGCAATCAGACCAAGTTATAATCATGGCAGACTCCGTTGATGCTCCATCGCCCATCTATTCAGATAATTTAGTTGAACTGGTGGGATGGATTGTCGCTAATGGGCAATACGATCTGGATCAGTCTGGGATTAAGTCTATTACCATATACCAAAATCCTGGCGTTAAGGCTGACCGAATTAGAAATTGCCTTCAGCGGCTGGAGCTAAAATTTACTGAGGTCGCAGATAAAAACATCGCCTTCAGAATCGAGGAATCAGACAGCCAACATATTACCAAACTTATACCTAATAAAAATCTGACTATGGAATTTATTCTATCCCTGTCACAAGGGCAAAAGATTCTTCTGGTAGAAAATATGATAGATGGTGCCGGATGGCGACGTTGCGGGCGCCGCGGTTATACCGAGAAATCTCTATCTGGAATAGAAATGTTTCAGGCTCTATGTACTTTGTCTGGCATTAGGACTAGCACAGAGCCTGTAACAAATAGTATAAATTATGGAAAGTCAGTCGAATATTATAACGTGAATTTATATCATGATCGAGGGAATACCGCGCGCGGAGAATACATTGACCTTCACGGCGGTAAAAATTCTGGAAAATCCCATCCAGGCTTGGGTAAAATTACTCACCCCAACATACCAACTGAGCCATATGTTGGAAAAGTTTGGTGCCCAGAAACTGAATTTGGTTGTTTTATGGCGAAACGAAATGGTAAAATTTACCTTACAGGAAATACCTACAATGACGAAATGAAGGCTAGCGCTATTCTTCAACTTACATATGTAGGGTTACGCTTTAACGAGGCAAAGAGCGCTAATCCATTCGCCTACTACACTGCGGCGATTACTAATTCTTTTTGTCGAGTGCTAAATACTGAAAAGAAAAATCAAAACATTCGTGACGATATATTAGAAATGAACAACCTAGCTCCCTCGTGGTCTAGACAAGGTACTGGGGGTTCAGGTACATATGATGAGTGATTAATGAGTGAACTATTAAGATTAGCTAACCTAAAACGACTTACTCCCAAAGACTTAGAATCTTCGGTGTTGGCTGATGTTTTTCAACAAATTAAATTATCACTGGGAATATCAAAACCAAGACAAATATTGAGTCATGCTATTAGTGGGTTGGGTTCTATTCCAAAATGTCCATGTGGCTCTACTTTATCTTGGTCTGATGATCATAGAAGATATCGAGTATATTGTAGCAATGCCTGTACCGCAACCTATTCAGTTGCTGCCAAAAAAGAAAAAAATAAAGAGTTATATGGCGTAGAATGGCATAGCCAACGTGCTGATTGGCTATCCAAAATGCGATCTACCAGTTTAAAGAAATACGGCACTGAGCATTATAGCAAAACACCTGAGCACAAGGAACGGACAAAAAAGAGTAATCAACGAAAATTTAATGTTGATTATCCCGCACAATCACCGCAAATACAAGTTAAAATGAAGAATACTTGTACTGAACGATATGGTGTAGATAACCCCGCCAAGGTACAAGAAATCGCAGATCGGATTAAAGGTACATGCTTAGAAAAATATGGTGTGAGCAATCCAGCGCAAAAAAATTATTCACCGGAGGCAATCCATTTCTTAGAGGACGATGAGTTTTTTAAAACAGAATTAGATAGTTTTTCAGTGATTGACCTTTCTAAAAAATATGATATCTCAGTTAAACCTATATACGACAAAGTAAACTTTCTTGGTATCAAACTAACGCATAGGGTCTCTAGTTCATTTGAGGTAGAAGTCACTGCCTTCATTTCATCTTTGTACCCGGATGAGGTTTTGACGAATGATTGGACTATATTGAAAGACAAACAATTAGACATTTTGTTACCCAAATTGAGTCTAGCATTCGAGTGTAATGGTACATACTGGCACACTGAATTGTTGGGTAGAGGCAACAAATATCACTTATCCAAAACAGCTAGGTGTAGGGAAAACAACATTACTCTCGTCCATATCTGGGAGCATGATTGGTATCAAAAAAATGACATTATGAAGTCTATGATTGCCAGTCGAGTGAACCATGTCTCGGTGAAGATACCAGCTAGAAAAACCCAAATCAAAGAGATCAGTCAACCAGATGCTGCCGTATTTTTTAAAAATAACCATTTACAAGGTAGAACATACCAAGCAGCAGTGAACCTGGGGTTATATTTTGCTGGGGAACTAGTTTCTGTCATGTCTTTTGGCTCTAATCGCTTCACTTCAAAGTATCAATGGGAATTGTTGCGGTTCGCAAATAAAATAAATACTACTGTAGTAGGAGGAGCTAGTAAATTATTCAAAAATTTCTTGGAGCATCACAGTCCCGAATCAATAGTATCCTTTTCTGACAAAATGCATTCAACTGGGAAAATGTATGCCATCTTGGGATTTACTCATATGGGTACTAGTAAACCTGGCTACAAATATACAAAAAACTATACCGATGTGTTCAACCGGCAGAAATTTCAGAAACACAAATTAAAAAAATCACTGCCCATTTTTGATAGTTCTCTATCCGAAGCAGCCAATATGTTAAACAATGGATACACCCGTTTGTGGGATTGTGGACATGATGTATTTGTTTGGAGCAAAGTACCCAACATCACTCAGGGCAAATAACTTCTTTACTTTCACCTACTAATAATATAAAATAGAATCTATGGCAAATTTATTCAAAAAAGCAGCGGTTATGACTGACCTCCACATAGGACTCAAGTCAAATAGTGTAGTCCATAACGAAGACTGTTTAAACTTCGTGACTTGGTTTGTTGATAAGGCAAAGAAAGAACAGTGCGAAATAGCCATAATATGTGGTGATTGGCACAATCATAGAGCCAATATCAATATACATAGCTTACATTATTCAATGCGTTGTTTGGAATTGTTAAACAACAACTTTTCACAAGTATTTTTTATAACAGGTAACCATGATTTATATTACCGAGAAAATAGGAATATACACAGTGTTGGATGGGCAGATTATTTACCCAATGTAACGGTGATTAATGATATTCTCTCGGTCGGTGATGTTACCTTTTGTCCATGGCTAGTGGGCGATGAGGCAAACAGAGTTAAAAAAATAAAATCTACTTATATATTTGGGCATTTTGAATTGGGCAATTTTTATATGAATGCTCAGGTTCTAATGCCAGAACATGATGGGTTGTTAAAAATTGATGATTTTGGTAATACAGGTACAGTGTTTTCTGGTCACTTCCACAAGAGACAATCTATAAAAAATATTTGGTATATTGGGAATGCTTTCCCACATAATTATTCCGATGCTGGTGATGACGCCAGAGGAATGATGATATTGGAATGGGGGCAAAATCCCGAATTTCATTCTTGGCCCAATCAACCTAAATTTAGAGTACACAAACTAAGCTCCGTATTAGAAAATCCCAAAGGCTTGCTGCTACCTGATAGCCACGTAAGGGTACACTTAGATATTGATGTAAGTTATGAAGAAGCCAATTTCTTACGTGAAACTTTTATACCCGAATACAACCTCAGAGAAATGACATTGTTACCTATTAAAATTGATCAAGCTGGGCAAGATCCAGTAACTGGACTTAAGTTTGAAAGTGTAGATCAGATGGTAATAGAAAGCATTAACGCTATTGAGAGCGAGGGGTTCGACAAACAGTATCTCTTATCTATCTATAATAACTTGTGATTTTAATTCCCAACCAACAATATACATGCTAATACTCAAAAATATAACTCTTAAAAATTTCCTTTCCATAGGTGCAGTTTGTCAAGAAGTAAATTTTGACAGGCACGATCTCACGCTTATTTTGGGTGATAACCAAGACTTAGGTGGCGGCGCCTCAAAAAATGGTGTAGGGAAAACTGCGTTGGTACAGGCCCTTAGTTATGCTTTGTTTGGTGTTCCAATCAACAATATTCGCAAAGACAATTTAGTAAATAGAACCAACGGCAAGAACATGGTGGTTACATTAGAATTTTCAGTCAGTGGGGTTGAATACAAAATTGAACGGGGTCGAAAACCCAATATTCTAAAATTTTATGTTAACGATGTTCAGCAGAAAATTCAGGATGACGCTCAGGGAGAAAACAAGGAAACTCAGGCTGCGATTGAAAAAATCATAAACATGTCTATCGATATGTTCAAGCAAATTGTAGCATTAAATACATATTCGGAACCCTTTTTAGCTTTACGAAACAATGAACAGCGAATAATCATAGAACAGCTATTGGGTATAACATTACTTACTGAAAAGGCAGAAGTTGTCAAAAATTTGATCCGTGAGTCCAAGGATAGCCTTCAGCAAGAAGAATTCAATATAAGAGCAATCGAAGAAGCCAATAAGCGTGTAAAAGAACAAATCGACAGTTTTAAGCGTCGGCAAAAGCTTTGGCTAGCAAAGCACGACGAAGATTTACTAAAACTAGTTACAGAATATGATGGCTTAAGTAAAATTAATATCAATCTTGAATTATTGGCGCACAAAGAATTAACTATTTGGAGCCAGAATAAAGAAAAATTGGACCGGTATAATTCATTGTTGGGAAGGCAAGCTGCTTGGAAACAAAAACAAGATACAGAATTGCGCGAACTAAACACACAATTGCTTAAACTAAACTTCTATAACATAGAAGATGAGATATTAGCACATAAGAATTTAGTCGTGTATAATGAAAAAGTCAAAGAAAGTGAGGAACTAAAGTCCAATATAGCACAACTTAGAAAAGAACTAGCTAAAGAAAACACCAACTGGACTAAATTAGATACTGAGGTTAAAACTTTAAAAGACCATAAATGTTACGCTTGTAACCAAGAGTTACATGACGAGGAACATGCTATGGTATTGAATAAAAAATTAAAAGACTTAGAAGAAAGCAAAAAGGCAAAAGATAAGTTATATTCCGATCTAGCGTTATTAGAATCTACTACTATATTTGTACCCACTAAGCCCAACACCTTATATAAAACTGAGGCCGAAGCCATTCGTCATAGCAGTGAAATAGATAACATAAAGCAACAAATATCAGCTAACGAATTGGAAGTTGATCCATACGCTGAGCAATTAGTTGAAAATAATGTAGAATTGGGCGTTCAACCCAAAACACATTATGATACTGAGCAAGAGGCAGTTAAGCATAGCAGTAGAATAGAATCATTATTGGGTCAGATTACCAATAAAAATGACGAATCAGACCCTTATGCTGAGCAAATTTTGGAAATGGAGGCTAGGGCGCTACAAGAAATAAGCTTTGATAAAATCAATGCCCTTACTAAAAAAATGGAACACCTAAAGTTTCTATTTGAAATGCTAACAAGTAAAGATAGCTTTCTCCGTAAAAAAATTATTGATCAAAATCTTAGTTACCTAAACATTAGACTAACTCATTATCTAGATAAGATTGGATTACCCCATCAAGTAATTTTTAAAAATGACTTACAAGTTGAAATTACTGAATTGGGTAGAGAAATGGACTTTCATAATTTGTCCAGAGGGGAAATGAACCGGCTTATCCTAGCCCTAAGTTTTGCTTTCCGTGATGTATGGGAGAATTTATACATGCCCATAAATACTCTATTCGTAGATGAATTAATCGATTCTGGATTGGATACTCTAGGTGTAGAAAATGCCATCGCTATTTTGAAAGATATGTATCGTGTGAGACAAAAATCAATTTGGTTGATCAGCCATCGTGAAGAACTTTCAGGCAGAGTACCCAGTATTCTTAAGGTTGTGAAAGTGGGCGGATTCACTAGTTTTAATCACTCGGAAATCTAAATTAAATTTTTTGTGCTATTCTAAGGTATATAAATATGATCATGCCATCTAAATCTAAAAATAAAGGAAGCTCATTTGAAAGGGAAGTCGCTACTTTTCTCTCAAAGCTATATAACGACAGTTTCGTCCGCGCACCAGGTTCTGGAGCATATGTGGGCGGATCTAATTCACGAAGAAAAGATTTTCTAAGTGAGGCGCAAATTAAATCCTTTAAGGGGGATATTGTCCCACCTGATTCTTGGATTAAATTCAATGCTGAGGCCAAAAGTTATGCCAATTTTCCTTTCCATCTACTGTACACAGGAGATTGTAAGGTATTAGATAATTGGTTAGGTCAAATGATGGAAGTCGCTGAATCAAGTGACGTAAATATTCTAGTCATGAAGTTTAACAGGAAAGGTAAGTTTGTAGCAGTACAAAGCAGTTTGACGTGGATCACTGATAATTTCACTTATTATTCATCTAAATCATATGGTGATTGGGTTATTATTGAATTTGAACAATTTTTTAAATTGAACAAAGACTTACTAAAAACTTATTCTTCCGTTGCAACAATCGATATCACTGAGGAAGAATCAACAGATCAGTGAGTATCAAAGATCAATATGATTAATCATCCTGGGCATACCCAAGAGTTGATAGTATATTGGTTTTGACATAAGCAAAGGGTTGCGTTAGATTTAACAAGCCTATGAATTGCCTAGCGGTCCAATGAGTTTATGCAAATAGACATTCATGGACACGGTAGTCTGAATTTGTTTATGGGACGCGGGGTTAACGCCCTCGTGAGTGCTGTTTGGTCGGGGATCCTCGACTCTCCTTGAGCCAGCCGAGGTAAGGCTCGTCGCCGGCGGATCTGGAGTTAGGATGATTGAATACAATCATCGAATACCGACAGGGCACTCGACATAGATTGCGAACCCTGAACAAGCCTATAACTATCCTGTCTTGATGTTATAGGATGTGCGTTGCGGATGTGGACGGGAGTCCGCTATATAGAAGAACCCGATACTATATAGCACCTATTGATTTAATAGGGATGAACCTGTCCTTTCATGGATTGTTATATAAGTAGTGACCAAGTTGAACTTGGTCGGCCAAGTTGAACTTGGTTTTGGTCAAGGTGACTTGGCTTCTCAATCTGCATCAACTACGGCCCAGTAATACCTTACCGAGCAACCGGTGGCGGTCGATGGCGAAAAAATGGCTAATCACTGTGGGAAAGACAGCAGAAGGATGACGGTCCCGGATAACCCGGAAGTAAATCCCTGGTAGTGCTTTCCGGCACTACCATGGACTCTAATCTGGATGATGATTACGCCCCTGAGGCGTGCAGCACAGGAGTGCTAGGTTTAGTGTTAAAGACAATTGGATTAGCTCTTTATAGTTAAAAAGAATACCAAATTTGCTATAAGAGCGCAAGCGCAGTGAAGCGCTCTGGTGCGCGAAAGCGCAATAGCAAATTTAAGGTATAGATGATCGGTAGATCATCTTGATATCACAGTAATCTTTAGAATAAGTAAGATAGATAGGATATACAAATTTGTTGGTTTAATGAATATCCATGGCCATTGTAAACAAAACTCTAATATTACCAGCCCATAAATAACTCCATGGCTTAATAGCCATGAATATGGGGAGCACTCTCCCCATATTAGTTACATCTGATTTTTAGACTGATGTGTGATTAGAAAAATGGCATCTTAGTAGCTTTTGCCGTTTCCAAATTCGATTCAATCAGTTCTTTAATGTGCTGCCTTTCCTGCCAGGACATGTTTAGGATGTCATTATAAGAAGCTCCGCCTCTCATATACCATGAAAAACTGAATGCTTGTTTTTTGATCTCCACGCATTCTGTTTCCATATCTTTTATAAGCTTTGCTACTCCCTCATGGTCGAGATGTAGAAGCCTTAACCGAAAAAATCGGTTGCGTTTATCACCACCTCTTGGTCATACTTATTACTACATCCTGGGCAAACAACCTTTAAGGGTTTTATCGTGGTGGAATTTTTTAGCTCTGCGTTATAATCTCTTATGGATGTAAAAGTCTTTTTGTCACAATTTCTTAAGTATTCTAATATGTAATTCGAATCTGTTACGGATTCACTCTCAGTTTCAATGTACTCAATAGTTGTACTTAATATTTTCATTGTAAGCTCAGTGATCATTTTCAATGCTTCTTGACTTTTTTCAATTTTGATCTTATCATTTGTTTCGTTTTCAATTTGACTAAAGATTTTTTGAACTTCAAATTGGTTAAGATTTACCGCATTCATTTCTTTGTACTTAAGTGGTCTAAATTTTATCTTTAGTCCATTTATCTCTAATAGAACACTATAATCAGCAGCATTCATACCAGACAATAACGAAATTAAATTCACATTGTATGTTGCGATTTCCTCACATTTAGTACATTTCGATTGGATCTCATAGTCGTTGCCTTGAGTCGCTGTTTTAATACCTACTAATATGGTATCAAAGTCTACACTAGTTATTTCATACGGATTTTTAATATTAGGTACGCAACTCTTAATTAGCTCTGATATAGCATCTCCGTTGAATAATGCATCAGGTGTTTTCGTAGTGATTTCATCAATGGCAGTCATGGGATATATAGGCAATTCACCATTTTTTGGTAAGTCTAATACATCGGGTCCATAGCCAGTGCCACCGCTGGGTAATTTTAGATAAATCGATGGTCTTCTAAAATATTGTCGTAGTGGGTTATTTGGATCTGACATAAAAATTCCTTAAAGTGAAATATGTGGTAAAATTATAACTAAATACATTATGTATTTAGTGGACAAATCCCATGGCTGAATTTAATGAAGAAACGGTTAGAGAATTAGATGCTAGCATCCGTGAACTAACGGGAGTTATGCAATCCTCTATGGGTATCACTGGATCTTCGATGAGCAATCAAAAAGATTTCAGTAAAGCATTAGGTAATGCTTCATCATCGGCGTCAGTATTAAGTACCCGCAATAAAGAAGTTGCAACTTCTGCAACCAATGTCAGCACAGCAAACAAGATGGCAGCAGAGGCTGCGTACACAGTAGGCAAATCATTATCAATACTGGGTACAGCTACTAAAGAAAGTAAAGATGCTTTAGCTACATTGGGTAAAACTATGTTGGATACCCGTGAGGGTATGTCCAAATATAATGCTGCATTAAATCAAGCAGCAAGTGCAGCAGCGACTGGGTTGTCAGCTTTTGGACCTTTGGGTAAAGTTGTAGGATTATTATTAAAACCATTGACGATGTTAGTGGAACAAGCATTTGCATTTCAAGATAATTTGTTTATCGCTAAAGACGAATTAGCTAAATTTGGTGCTGTGGGACAACTTACTACTCTTGAAATTCAAAAAATGGGAGAAGCCTCAGGCTTTTCTACATTTGAAATAGAAAAGTATACTAAGATGGTTACCAAAGCTGGCGTAGGCCTAGCGGGATTGGGAGGTTCAGTAAGTCAAGGTGTAGTAGAGTTTACAAAATTAACTAAGATCACTGACGAAGAACAACGCAGATTGTTATCGTTGGGCGTTACAATCGATGATTTCGTTGAAAACACTGCTGATTTTGTTAGATTACAAACAATGTCAGGTAGAATGATTACTGAAGAAATGAAAACTAGCGGGTATCTACAACGATCAGCAAAAGAATATACTGAAAATTTATTAGTACTGAGTGCATTATCGGGTGAGAGTGTACAAGAACAAAAACAAAAACAATTGCAATTGGCGCAAGAAAGAGAATCACAAATAGCTGATTTGGCGACCACTAATAAAATTAGAGAGTTAGAAAAGGGCAATGCTGCTGATCGGCAAGAAGCAGCTAGATTACAAAAGAAATTGGATTTAGAAAGATCGGTCATCCAATTCACTTCAGCCACACTGGGTATGGATGCTGCCAAATCATTACAGCATTTTTTGAAAACCGGCGTGTATACCCCAGAAACAATGAAAATCATGCGTAATACGGGTATGACATTAGAAGAATTGCGATCTGCATTCGAAAGAGGTGAAGATGTTGGTGTAAAATTCGTAGAGGGCTTGGCTAAAGCGGACCTGCAACTGATAGAAAGTCAGGGCCTTGCATTGCAGCTTAGCAAAGAATATAGTGAGGGTATGGGACTTAACAGCGAACGATTGGCTAAATTAGCTGTATTAAACGATAAGTCAATTGAAGAAACTAAAAAGGAAATTGAAGCAAAGGTAAAAGCAGGATTAGGGAATGACGAAGCGGAACAGAATAGAAAAAAGGCCCTAGAAAATGAGAAAAAATTTAGGGAAAGTATAGATGGATTTTCAAAATCACTGCAGTCATTTATACCTACATTTAACCAATTTACAACAATAATGACGGGTTTTGTAGAAAAATTAAGTAAAGTGGACTGGAAGAAAACAATTGATGATATGATTAACGGTTTTAAAACCCTGGTAGGGTATTTTAATAATATAAAAGATGTGATGACTGCGCCCGGCCGCGCCGGCGAGTTTTTAGGAGGCAAAGCAGCCGATATAAAAGATTATATTACTGGTGCGCCACACAGTGGCGGCTTGGGTAACATATTGGGATTTGGTAGCAATTCACAAGGATCACAGGCACCAGGACAACGTATGGCATCTAACGGTTCGGAGTCAGCATTATTAAATCTAATTGCTAGTAAAGAAAGTGGGGGAGATTATAATGTTCTTGTGGGTGGGAAAAAGGAAAATCTAACAGGAATGACGGTTAAAGATGTACTTGCCTTCCAAGAAAAAATGCCTGGAATGGGGTTTGAATCTACTGCTGTAGGTAAATATCAAATAATAAAAAAAACTCTAGAGGCAACAATGAAACGCGCAGGAGTGGGACCTGATGATTTATTCAACGAATCTACCCAAGAAAAATTAGGTCGCGCCCTATTAGAGAAAAGAGGGTACTCAGCTTACATGAGTAAAAAAATAACTCCAGACCAGTTTGCGGATAATCTTGCACAGGAGTGGGCAGCATTGCCCACTAGCACAGGTAAGAGCCATTATGATAAAGTAGGATCGAACAAATCTCTAATTAGCCGGCAACAGTTAATGGAAGCATTGCCTAGGGCTAGTCTGGGGGGTTCTTTTTCAGGGCCAAACTCAGGATACCCAGTAATGCTTCATGGAGCAGAAACAGTTGTACCAACACCTAACCCAAGTACTAGCTTAATTAAAATAGAGGGCGATGCCGCCGCCAATAAAATAACTTCAGCTATGACAGGAATGAATGGCGATGCTCTTAGAAGTATTATGGAAGAATTATACTCAATGATGGAATATAAGTTAACAGAAATGGTAGATAAACTGTCAACCAGCAATGATCTTCAAGATAAATTATTAAGAGTCCAAAGTTAAAATATTGATGCCAAGGTGAAAGCATAAATAGTTGATGAGGGAAGAGCTATTAAAAATTTGTGGATCGCGCCCAATAGTGGGTATACCCAGGTGGATTAAAGCTGCCCGACCACAGCTTTTTGAAAAAATTCAAGAAGAAACACGAGATTACCCCACAAAAAATTTCATGGAGCAAGTATACATTATCATTAATGGAGCACCACCCAAATGTAAATGTGGTAACTATCGGGTATTCAATACCTTTATATTGGGATATCGAATTGGGTGTGTATTAGGCAATGCCTGTTTAGATGTAAGTGAAAATCGGACGGAAAAGCAAAAAATAACTCTACTTAGAAAATTTGGTGTATCAAACGCAGCAAAATTAGAAATAGTCCAACAAAAAATAAAAGAAACCAATTTACAAAAATATGGCACAGCACACCATAGTCAAAATGCTCTAGTGAAGGAAAAATCCAGACTCACTCGAAATTCAAGAACACCTGAACAAAAAGAAAAAACAAAAGAAAGGGCAAGAAATACAAATTTGAAGAAATATGATGTCCCACATCACATGAACATGAAAGCTCAGCAGCAAAAATTAATAAACACCAATCTATTAAAGTATGGCGTTGAATTTCCACTTCAAAACCCCGTGTCATTAGCCAAGATGAAAACTTCTTGGGAAAAAAATGATATAGCTCAAGTTAACTCTAACAGAAAACAAACCTTAATAGAAAAATATGGGGTAGATGCTGCCAGTAAAATTTCCTTACCAGAATCCACTATTAAAATTTTGGCATCAGCCCATGATTTTCGAGCATTCGTCGAGGGCAAAGAACGTAAACAGGTAATGGACACATTAAAAATTCACGAACATACTCTGTACCTCTATGCTAAAAAGTACGATGCTAGACATTTATTCAAGCGCCCGCTTACCAGTCAATTTGAAATTGAAGTAGCCAACTTTTTAACTACACTAGAAGTCGATTTTATTCAAAATAATAGGGCTGTCATAGCACCTTTGGAACTTGATTTTTACATTCCCATGTCTAACTTAGCAATAGAATGTTGTGGGCTATATTGGCACAGTGAAAATTCGTCAGGTCGAAACAGAAACTATCATCATACTAAGTATAAAAAGTGTGCTGATTTAGGGATAAATCTGCTAACTATCTTTGAAGACGACTGGCAAAATAAAAAAGAAAAGATTCAAAATAGAATTAAACTGAGTGTAGAAAAGTCTAAAACTTACGTGTACGCTAGAAAAACAATAGTGAAAGAAATTGATTCCCCTACTGCTAAATACTTCACTGATGAGTATCATATCCAATCTAGTTCGCCAGCTAAAATTTCATTAGGTCTTTATCACGAGGACCAATTGATTTCAGTAATGACTTTCAACAAAGCTAGGTACAATAAGAAGTATGACTATGAAATTGTTAGGTATTGCTCCAACAAAAACATTGTGGGTGGGTCCAGTAAATTACTGAAATTTTTTGTAGACAAATACTCTCCAAAAAATATCATTTCGTACAACGACAATAGGTATTTCACTGGTAAGGTGTATGAAACATTAGGTTTCACTCAGCAAAAGACTAACGTGGGTTATTGCTACACTGACTATAAAAAACGATTTGATCGATTAAATTTTCAAAAACACAAATTAGTAGAACAAGGACACGACAACAGTAAATCAGAGTGGAATATCATGCAGGAATTAGGCTTTGACCGTATATGGGACTGTGGACAAACTACTTGGGCATTGCATCTTCGAGACTAAATAACATCATGACATATAAAAAGCGTTTTCTAAATAAAAGTGGTATTTCTAGCCCTATTTCTGGCGTCAATAGTAATACTGGCGCTTGGAATGGGTCACCTGGCCAAAATGGGTCATCTACCGGTGGTTGGAATAATCAAGAGTTTGGTTATAAAAATTACATGAGTAATTTACCTGAAGTATACACTGGGCATCCTAATCGAATTGAGCGCTATAATCAATATGAAATGATGGATGTTGACGCTGAGATTAATGCTTGTTTAGATATTATTGCTGAATTTAGCACCCAAGAGAATGAACATAATAACACTCCATTTGATTTATCGTACAAAGAAGATCCTACTCCACACGAAGTAGAAATACTAAAGCAACAAATACAGCAATGGTGTAAATTAAATGAATTCGACCAGCGCATATTCAAAATATTCAGAAATACACTAAAGTATGGCGATCAAGTATTTGTTAGAGACCCAGAAAATTTTAAGCTTTATTGGATAGACATGACTAAGGTCATTAAAGTCATAGTTAATGAAAGTGAGGGTAAAAAGCCAGAACAGTATGTAATTAAAGACATCAATATTAATTTACAAAATTTGTCAGCAGCCCAGAAGACTAATACCGACTTTGCCTCGAATCCAGCTACAGGATCGGGCGGGACAGGAGGGGGTTCACCATCTTCAGGCTATACTGTACCCGCTATGCCGTATAATACAACAGGTAGTAGATTTACTTTAGGTCAAACTGAAAGTGCGATTGATGCCAAACATGTGGTCCACATGAGCTTGACTGAAGGATTGGATAGATTTTGGCCTTTTGGACAATCTATATTAGAAAATGTCTTTAAGGTATACAAACAAAAAGAACTTCTTGAAGATGCTGTGTTAATTTATCGTGTTCAACGTGCCCCAGAACGAAGAATGTTCAAGATTGATGTGGGTAATATGCCCTCTCATATGGCTATGGCATTCGTGGAACGGATTAAAAATGAAATCCATCAGCGTAGAATACCATCATCACAGGGTGGACAAAGTATGTTAGATGCCACATACTCGCCTCTTGGAATGAATGAAGATTACTTCTTTCCCGTGACCGCTGATGGTCGAGGAAGTAGCGTAGAAGTTTTACCGGGTGGGCAAAATTTGGGGGAAATTGATGACCTCCGCTACTTCAATAACAGATTGGCGAGGGGTCTTCGCGTACCTAGCTCTTATTTACCCACGGGCCCAGATGATAATAATACACCCCTTAGCGACGGTCGTGTAGGTACAGCCATGATTCAGGAATTTAGATTTAACAAATACTGTGAAAGATTACAAGCATATATCAGTCACCAATTAGACGAAGAATTTAAATTATTTTTGCGATGGAGGGGGTTCAATATTGATAGTGGATTGTTTACATTAAAATTTAATCCACCTCAAAATTTTGCTGCTTACCGCCAAAGTGAATTGGATACCGCTAGGGTCAACACATTCAGTTCGATGGAAGCATATCCTTATATTTCGAAACGTTTTGCGCTAGAACGATTTTTAGGATTGACTGAGGATGATATAAAAAAGAATGAAAAGCTTTGGCGTGAAGAACAAAACAAAGATAAAATTAATGAACCCAAGGGTTCTGATATCCGTAATATTGGAGTAAGTGTGGGGGACATACAAACTGATCAAGACTTGGCGTCAGAATTGGAATCTCCTGAGGGTGAAGCCTCTGATATGGAAGTAGCACCTCCTGTAGCGGGAGGCGCACCCGGAACAGAACCAGCGCCACAAGCTGCGCCCGGCCAAATTTAATTGAGGTTGGATTTTGACATGGACGATAAATAAAGTAATGCGCCTATTTGAAATGTTTTCCCCTCCAATTTCAGGTTACCAAGATGTCGATTCCGACAACTCCGTCCCACGCTGGAAAGAAAATCGCAAAACTAAACTAACATTAAAGCAAATTAGAAAATTGCGAAAAATGTTAGATGTTAGATCATATGAAAGGCAACAACACCTCAATAAAGTCCATGAACAATATGGCGCGGCATCTGCTGAGCAAGCAGCAATGCCTACTATGTGATCTTCGCAAAGAAGATCGTTACTTTTGCCTAAAAGCGTAAAAAACTACGCTTATATAGCACTTTTACCTCGTATAGTCTAAATAACTATTAAGAAGCCATTTAATTCAGGAGAAATGTACATGGACAATAAAAAATTCGAACAACTTATTGAATTAATTATCAATGAGGATGAAGATCAAGCCCGCTCACTATTTCATGATATCGTGGTTGAAAAATCGCGTGAGATTTACGAATCAATGATGGATGATGAAATGGAAGAAGGTATGGGTGGTCAAGTGGGCGATCTACTTGATGACATTACCGCAGAGGAACAGGGCATGACCGAAGATGATGAATCTGAAGACGACTTAGACATTGAGATGGATGACGAAGTTGAAATGAGTCCTGAAGATGAACCTGAAGAAATGGGCGGTGAAGAAGAATTGGAAGATCGAGTAGTAGACCTAGAAGATAAATTAGATCAGCTAATGGCTGAATTTGAAGATATCATGGGTGGTGAAGATGAAGAAGGCGAAGACATGGACATGGATATGGACGCCGACGAAGAAGGCGATATGGATATGGATTCAATGAGCGACGAAGAAGTTATGGAAGCTGTACAGCTACAAAAAGTTTCGTTGACTTCGGGTGACAATGGTAATCAAACAAAAAGTTCTGCCCCACAAAACAGTGGACAGGCAGGTATGGATAGTAGACCAGTGAAGTTTTCAGGTTTCGCTGAAACTGACCCAAAAGGACCAAAAGGTGCAACAAATGCATATGCTAAGGGTGAAACACAGGTCAAGGGTGCAGGGCAATTCAAAAATGCTCCTGGACATAAATCACAAGATTTAGCGTCAGCACCAAAGCCAAAGTTGGATGATGATGGTGCTAATACCAAGAGCCCCGTAGCTGAGTCACGCAGAATTACTAAGAAGCGTATCTAAGGGAACCTGAGAACAATGGCTTTGTATCTTCGGGAAAATCTAACATTCGACCGCGCGAATATGGTGGTCGAATCGTTAGATGACGGTGATGGAAAATCTCTTTATATGAAAGGGATTTTTATCCAAGGCGCGGTAAAAAACGCCAATGATCGAATTTACCCAGTTAACGAAATAAATATGGCTGTAGAG